GGGTGGAACAGGAACAGAGGTTGAGTTTGAAGGATGCAGTTAGACTGTATCAGCTATCAGAAAAGAAACGCTTTGAAGCGAGCATGCAGGCCAGGAGGAAGTGGCTGCGTGATACACTCGCAGAGAGCGGTGAGAGACACTTGATGGGCATGGCTGATTATAATGTTGTGCCAGTGATGGGTCAGAGGGACTATGATCCGTTAACTCCTGCACAGAGAAGCTTAGTGGATAGCTTCGATCTGGAGATGGAGGAGATGGACGGTGCACTGACTGACATTGAAGTGCGTCATCTTGTGGAGTGGAACAGCGGGGAAGAACGCTACGTGAATAGCAGCGTGGCAGATGACTTTCCCAATGGAGCGAGGGCAATGATGGTTTTTGAAGCAACAATAGAGCGGAGGCGTGCGATTAGACGCTCCGAAATGGTAGTGGAAAACCGTCTTTTGGTTACTGGATTTACAATGGAACAACTTGTTTCTTTTTGGAGTATTTCACGCAACGGTGCGTACTCCCATCTGGTAGTCCGAAACCCTAGTGGGCCAACCGACCTTGGCATAGTTAGGCGGAGAGAAGTGTATCTTAAACACTTGCAGATCGAGCGTAGGGGCCCGGTCATAGAAGTTGCATCGAGTGAAGATGTAGCACCACCCCTACAAATACCTAAGCGGTTCATTTCCATACCATTGCTTGTTGCTATGGTTGATGACGCTCGAGCGCGGTTTGGCACTACAAAGAATGATGCAGCCAACCGACTTGTGGTTACGCACCACATGTTAAAACGCTTGAAGAAGCTTGAAATGCACCAATCAACTGTAGGTGATCATGTTGATTTAGCTGTGTCACTGTTTCGTAGGCCAAGACCGGCAACCATAATGGCTGGGTTGTTGGGAGCTTACACAGGATTTGAAGGACCATCCAACTTTACACCTTGGGGGTTCCACAGCACTTAGGAAGGCCCCGTTCGGTTGAGAGGTTTTAATCCACATTGGAAGAGTTTCGATGATAGGATTAAACTGAAACTGAACGGGGAGCTGATCAGTCATCGGTGGTTTAACCTACTGCCATGTTTGAGTATTTGTCATAGTCTAGGTATTTACGACTCCACATGTTCTTCCGGAGTCATTGCGTACAATGAACGTTATTTTAATTGTATGGTGGATGGGGTTTTACGCCCACCATTACCAGTGCATAAATATGAGTATAATAGGTTATCAGAGTTTCGACGACTGTTGTTGAAACGTATACCATCAATGAGGGTCCTGAGTCAGTTGGAATTCGTTGATATGTATATAGGAAGGAAGAAAGCTGTGTATCAGCAAGCCTGTGAAGATTTCACATATGAG